AGACCGTCACTAGACGGCGATCTCGTACTGATGGCGTGTGAGATGACTGATGAGCGCAGTGTGCTGAGCCAGGTCGTGTTCACTGACTCGACTGCATGGCGTGAGCGTCGCGGCCTGCGCGAGATCGACCGTCAGATCACGAGCCTGCTGTCTCAGATAGGATTCTCACCGACCGATCGAGCCAGTCTTGGACTAGGGGAAGTGAAACAACATGAGTTCGCAGATATCAGGCGACGCATTGAAGCAAAGCGTAATGCGGCCAACGGCTAGATGGCAACCGACCTACTACACACCGCGACTCTGTAAAGCGACTGACGGTGACGAGATCATCGACTTCGCACGCGAACACTTTCTAGTTCTCAAAGGTTTCAGAGCCGGTGACTCTCTGCACTTTACGACATGGCAGAAGTGGCTACTGCGTGCACTGTTCGAGCGCACACCTGAAGGCCGTCTCAGATATCGTCGCGCACTGATCGGCCTGCCACGCAAACACGGCAAGTCGCTGATGGGTTCAACGATCGCAGTGTATGGTCTGATCGCTGGTGAGTCTGGTGCAGAGAACTATGTCGTCGCAGGCGACCGTCAGCAGGCACGCATCATCTTCAACGAAGCAAAGACTCAGGTGATGTCGTCGCCACTGCTCGCCGCCGAGTGCAAGGTCTATCGTGATGTCATCGAGATGCCACGCTTCGGCTCGATTTTGCGCGTACTCTCATCAGAGTTCAAAGGGCAGGCAGGTCTCAACCCATCACTTGTGCTGTTCGACGAACTTTGGAATCAGAGCACAAGCGATCTCTATGACCAGATGACTTTAGGATCAGGTGCACGACTAGAGCCACTAACTGTCTCGATCACAACTGCAGGCTATGACCTAGACACTGTGGCAGGTCGCCTGTATCAGTACGGCAAGCAGTGCGCGGCTGGTGAGATCGACGACCCATCTTTCGGCTTCTGGTGGTGGGAAGCACCTGCCGACTGTGCGATCGGTGACGAGTCTGTGTGGCGCGAATGTAATCCGAATCTGCGCGAGAGACTGCTCGACATTGACGATATGCGCACTGCAGTAAAGCAGACAGACGAAGCCGCGTTCAGACGATGGCGGCTAAATCAGTGGGTGCGCACACAGGAATCTTGGCTACCGGCAGGCAGTTGGGAATCATGCAGATCAGATCGCACACTTGACGACTCTCTGCCAGTGTTCGTCGGCCTAGACATGGCACTCAAACATGACTCGATCGCAGTGGTCATCGCACAGCCACAGGCTGACGGTGTGACTGTGACACGCTCACAGATATGGCAACCGCGAGACGAAGGTGTCGATGTCGCAGGTGTCGAGCACTATCTGCGCGGCCTGCACTCGCGCTACACAGTGCAAGAGATCGTCTATGACCCTGCATACTTTCAGCGATCAGCAGAGCATCTGGCTGATGATGGTCTGCCTATGGTCGAGTTCCCACAGTCAAGTCAGCGCATGATTCCTGCGTGTGGTCACGCATACGAGATGATCATCAACAAGACTGTCACACATGACGGCTCACCAACCTTTACAGATCAGGTGTTGTCTGCGGCACAGCGCATGACCGATCATGGTTGGCGGTTGTCAAAAGGTAAATCAAAGCGTAAGATCGACGCGGCTATCGCACTCGTGATGGCATTAGATCGTGCGACATCAAGACAGACGGCAGTGATATCGCCTAGCATTGTGCAGGTATGGGCATGAAAAAGCAAACTGTGACGACTAGCATCGAGATCATCGGTGGCATACTCGTCGTCGCCGGTGTGTCGCTGATCTGGTTGCCACTTGCAATGATCACAGCAGGTGTCGGTCTCATAGTTCTCGGCGGCCTACTCGCATGAGTCTGTGGCGAAACACTGAGCGTCGCGCACTGCCGACATCACTTGACCCATATCAGATCACAGCGCGACCATACTTCAACAACTGGTCTAGTGAGATAGTCACCGAGATGACAGCCTTTGCATCGTCTGCTCTGCTAGGTGCAACTAATCTGCTCGCAGACTCGATCGCATCTATGCCACTAGAACTCACGACAGAGCGAGCAGGTCGCATCGAGCGACTACCTACGCCGTCAGTGCTGATGAAGCCGAACTCGCATCAGACAATGTTTGAGTTCATTCATCAGACAATGTTGGCTCTCGCGATACACGGCAACGCCTACATCTATGCACCACAGACCACCGGCGGTCTGCCATCAGAGATGCGCAACATACACCCACGCGATATCAAAGGTCAAGAATATTCTGATGACGGCTCGATTCAATATACGCTACGCAACAAGACGGTGCTCACCAGTAAAGATCTTCGTGCGATCCACTGGCTACTGCTACCGAATCAGATGGTAGGTATCTCGCCACTGGAAGCGATGCGCAACACGATCGGTATGTCGATCGCGATGGATAGATTCCTTTCGCAGTTCTATGGTGAAGGTGGCACGCCGTCGAGTGTGTTAGAGACTGATACGACGATCACATCTGAGCAGGCACAGTTGTTGCGTGACACATGGGCTGACTCGCACACGCGACAGCGCAAGCCTGCTGTGCTGACTGGCGGCCTAAAGTGGCGGTCGATCACAACGAGTGCGGCTGATATGCAGATGCTAGAACATCGTGAAGCGATCGTCAGAGATATCTCTCGCGTCTATCGCATACCACTTCATCTCATCAACGGCACAGGTGGCGACTCGCAGACATATCAGAACATCGAGTCTGCAGGTGTGAACTTCGTGCGCTATACCCTGCTTCCTTTCATGCGACGACTAGAAGATGCGATCAGCGAGATGCTTCCACTCACACAGCGCGTCAGATTCAATGCAGATGAGTTTCAGCGTGCCGACCTGATGACGAGAGTGAAAGCACAGCAGTTGCAGATCATGTCTGGCACGATGTCACCTAATGAAGCAAGACAACAAGAGAACCGTGAGCCGTATGACGGCGGCGATCAGTTCGTCGCACCATCGAGCACACCTGTGGTCGGCAGTGATGCGACCCCACCCGAAAAATAGAAAGATAGGAACACTGACATGACCGATGAGACGACTAGAGCACTCGCGTCAGGCAACTTCGTGTCATGGGATTCGTCAGGCGGTACGGCTCGTGGCCGTATCATACGCATCGTCACAGACGGCGAGATCAACATTCCTGACAGCAGTTTCACGATCACCGGCACAGAAGACGACCCTGCCGCACTGATCAGACTGTATAAAGAAAGCGATGACGGCTGGACTGCAACAGACACACTCGTCGGCCATAAGTTATCGACGCTCACACAGATAGATGAACTCAGATCACCGAGCGCAACGAGCAGTCGCAACGAGCAGTTCGTCGCCGCGATAGACGAAGTGATGGCAATACTGACGAAGGTCAAGTCATCGTATGAGACAGATGAGCCGACCGAGACTGACGAGACGATGCCAGTCGATGAGTCAGAGAAGATGAAAAACGACGAGTATCGGGCAGTCGATCTGTCTGCACCAGAGTTCATGCGCGAGTCTGCACGACGCGGTTTAGAACTACATGAGCAGGGTCTGTCAGGTGACGGCCTGATGCCTGCCACTGTCGCCGATGCACGACGCATGGCCGCAGGTGAAATCAGCGAAGAAAAGTGGCGCAAGATACCGGCATGGATCGCACGACACATCGGCGATCTGTCAGCAGTCGATGGTGACGAGATCACTGCAGGTCTGGTCGCGATGCTTCTGTGGGGCGGCGGCTCATCACGAGAGTCAGCAGAGCGTGCTCAGTCATACGGCGAGCGCATCATCAGCCAACTCGACGACGAGCAGAACAGTCGCGCAGATAGAAGTGGATCAGATAAGATCACGGCCATGAGCGTCGAGAGAGCAGACCGAGAGCATCGCTGGTGCATCACTGGTGCAGATGAGCGTCGCGTCGCGTACACAACTCTAGAGATGCGCGAAGCCGGTGACGGTCACAGTCTCATCGGATATGCCGCAGTCTTCGACTCACCATCTGAGCCGATGCCGTTCACCGAGTATGTCAAGCGTGGCGCGTTCACGAAGACGATCAAAGACGGTGCAGATGTACGGCTACTGATCGACCATGAAGGTGTTCCACTGGCACGCACGAAGTCAGGCACTCTGACACTAGAAGAAGACGAGCGCGGCCTAAAGGTATCAGCCGACCTAGACCCTGCAAACCCTGATGCGGCAAGGGTCATATCGGCGATGCGTCGCGGTGATCTGAGCCAGATGTCTTTCGCATTTCGCACGATCAAAGATGCGTGGTCAGACGATCGCACCGTCAGGGAACTCAAAGAAGTGCAACTATTTGATGTCAGCGTCGTCACCTTCCCTGCCTACGAGCAGACGATGGCAGAGTTGCGCGAACTCAAAACAAGTGTTACTATGACATCGACGACTGACATCTCGGTGCGTAAAGCACAGATCATGTTGGCTCGTCACCGTTAGTCAGCCGTCTTACAGCCGATCATTGTGGTCACTGGTGAGTCACTGAGATCATCATCAACATCTCACACAAGGATCACAACATGACCTACTCAGCACAACTCATCGAGAAGCGCGACAGCGAACTCGCCAAAGCAGATGCACTCGTCACTGCGGCATCAGCCGACTCGCGTGCACTCACCACAGAAGAAGACGCACAAGTCGTCTCAACACTCGACATCGTGCGCGATCTCGACGAGCAGATCAAGCGACACGCAGAACTCGAAGCACGCAACTCTGCGGCTGTCGAAGCACGCAAGAAATCAGGCATCGAGACAGTAGTGTCACAGACATCTATCAAGTCTGAGCCACGCACCTACTCGCCACAAGCCGAGTCATCGTTCGTGCGTGACGCATACGCCGCACAATTCTCAAACGACTATCAAGCCAAAGAGCGTCTGGCTCGTCACATGAACGAAGAACGCATTGAGCGTCGTGATGTGACTAGCGCAAACTTCGCTGGTCTTCTAGTTCCACAATTCTTGACTGATCTCGCCGCACCGTTTGCTCGCGCAGGCAGGCCGTTCCTTGATCAGGCTCGCAAGCATCAACTGCCAGATGCAGGTCTCACGATCAGCATCAGCAAAGTCACAACAGGTTCAGCCAC